GGTTACAAGAGTGTCACCAACAAATCGGAGTAAGCTATCCCCTGTTTTACCAACAACAGTACCAGTACCATCGGCATCGATATCGCTATTTTGACGTAAGAAATACTGTACTTTTTCATAAATATCTACAGTAGTATTTACACCACCGGCACCTTCACCAGCAACGTTAGTATCGCCATCAATGATTACAGTAAAGGGATAGTTAGTGCCCGCAATTTCACGTGAGCCTGCGAATACTTCCCAGTTAGTAGCATCACTTGGAGGAGCAGTAGCAGTATTGACACCAGTCTTATTGATGTACCACTCACCTGCTTCTTGAATAACGTCACCAATTGCATAGTCGCCAGCCCCAGTAGTATGTGCAGCGCCTGAGATCTTATCGTTAGTAACAAGATCACCGTTAGCGTCACGAACATAAGTGATAGTTGTAAGATCATAAGAAGGACGAACAGCAGAACCACCGGTATCAGTAGTGCTATTAGCAGTTGCTACTGTAGGGGTCATAGTAAAGGTTGTATCACTAGGAACCGACAGAATTGCCGTAGTAGTTTCGTTGAAATCAGTCTCACTAGTAAAACCAGTAATAGTCAAAACTTCCCCAATAGCTAAGCCGTGAGCACTAGGAGTAGTATAAGTATGGATAGTACCGTCAGAAGAAGCACTAACACTAACACCACCAGAAAGGAAGCCTTCGAGATGAGGTACCTTCAAGTCTGCCTGAGACGTAAGAGGGAATCGATATGCTTGATACGTTACTGAGGATACACCGATATCACTGAAGCGTGAAGTACCGTATGTAGACTGCCACTCACGAACAAACAACTTAAGAATGTTAGTTGCACCTGTTTGATCACGATAATCTGCTCCACCATTTTCGTACATTTGAACTGCTTGATTAACTGCACCAAACTGTTTAAAGTTAAAGGTATTGGTAGTAGAAGTTTCATCTTGTACTTGCTGGTAATATACTTGGTCAGTTGACCCAAGAATACCAAGAGAGATAATAGCAGACCATTCTTCTTGAATGACGTTAGACGTATCTTTAACAGACCAACCACCATCACGAATTAATTCAATAGTAGTGGCACTAACAGTACCAGAAGTTTCAACTTTATCCCAGTTCCAGCCGTTGATCATTTCGAACTGCTCATCCGTAATTGGACCCATTGGGAAAGGGAATTTAATCAAAAGTGCGTCAGACTGCCAAGCATCTTTGAGAGATGAGTAGATAGCTTTCAAAGAAGCCCCATCATCGCCTAAGTTGCCTTGAACAACCAAACCAATTTTCTTGAGGTCCCAATCAATAATAATTTCGTCAGCAGTAATAGCCGCAGAAATATTGTCCGTACCAGTAGTTAGGTCAAAATTGGTGCCTGCTTGAGAAGCCCCTCCGGTTACAGAAGATTGCGTAAGAGTTGCAGCAGCAGCAGTATTTGCCCCACCAACTGTAGTTACTGTAAAACCAGTAACAGCTCCGGTGCTTACAGAAGTAACAGTTACTTTAGAGCCATCAGATAATGTAATTACATTATCTACTACATACCCCGAACCAGCAGTAAAAGTTCCGTTGTTGCCTACGTTATCGTAGTTAGCAGCGGCTGTTTGTCCATTAATAATATCACCACCAATACTGGATGCGATAGGAGTGGATACTGTCGGTACGTGTACTGACAATTGATCCGGATCCTTCTGGACGTTAGAAGTTTGAAAGAAATTAGCCATTTAGTTTTTCTCCTAATAGCTTGCCCTAAGTCTAGGACATTATAATATATACTTGTTTATAAGTATATCTAAGTAGCCTCGACTGTTAGACCGTTCCCGAATCATATTGCCTGTCAGAACTCTGAAAGAGCGATATAGTCGTATCCGCACTAGCAGTCAAAACTTTTTGAACTCGAAAGAATTCAAAGTTTAAATTATGTGCTACAATTACTACATTAATATCTCCTCCGGAGGTATCATATAAGCTTGTAACTTTATACTTTCCAGCATTTACTGGATCTGCTGCTATACTATCAAAAGTACTAGAGTCGGGGGTAGCCCCAACTCTTTCAGCGCCTACTAATTCCGTATAGGTTAAAGGATTATTTAAATCAGTATAACTGTAGACTCTTAGCTCAGTTTCATCTTCGATATTATCAATAACCAGTGCTTTTGTTGAGACAAAAACTACAGAAGAGCCAGCACCCACATTAGTTACAGTAGGTATATTACTAGTACCAGTCAAAGCAACTGTAATTTCAAAACCACTTGTATTTCTTATAGCGGCACTAGTAGACCCATTAGCCCCAAAAGTAGTATTATCAAATACTATATTTGTAAAAGTAATCGAGGTATCGGCAGTATAAGTAGTAGCTGTAAATTCAAAAGCGTGACCAGAGCCTATATTAATTATATTACAGTTATTTATTCCAGTAGTGGCTCCGAAAGCAGCATCTGTAATCATGGCTACTGCAGAAGCGGAGCGGGGTCGTATATCTGAATTTTCTATCGAGCCTCCCCCTAACGTAAGGGCTATTGCATCTACTGTGCCTCCTGTAATTTCTACGCTACTATTCATAGTAATAGCTCTAAGCCCTAGCAAAGCAGAGGAGTTAATTGTTGCTGACCCTGCAGTACCTGTAAAAATTAAGTCAGGTCTATTAGTAGCAGTAGATACTGCTGAAGCCTGAAAATTGCAGTTAGTCATACTAAAAGTAGTAGAAGCATTCCCCAAGTTTACTGTCCAACCAAGCCAAGTACTAGTAATAGCTGCTTGATCCACGTGAATAAAAGTTTTATCTGATTCTGAAAAAGTTGTTGCAATTGCAGTACCTGCAGTAGCTCCTTCTCCAATTGTAAGTCGACAGTAAAATAAATCTGCTCCTGCTTGAGTTACTAATAAACCTTTATATCCGTTAGTTTTGTTAGATTCTGTAGTTCGAATAAAGGCTATAGAATTATCAGTAGTTCCATTTATATAAAATGGAGAGGCTTGACTGCCCACAAATGTAATAAAATTATCTAGAAAGGTATTAGGCTTATTACCAGATCCGGCATCGCTATTACTTACTCGAAACCCTATGGCTTCGACATTACTAGTAGTAATAGTTCCTGATAGTGAGGGTACGTCACACCAAATAGGAGTATAACCCCCCGTAGCCGGATAGAAAGACCCTAAATTAGCAATACCATCATTGGTACCATCATGAATTAAGACATCATAAGAAGTAAGAGTACTACCTACAGAGGTATTTAACCAGTAGAGAGCAGCGCTACCAGAGCTTGATAAATCTCTGATAGCATTATTGCTCGCACCTACGGCTTGAATAAAGTTAGTTTCATTGTCAAAACGAGTTTCGATACAACCAGTACCTTGCAATTCAAATCCATCCGCTAGGTTGACGGCTATAGTATTACCCCCTCCAGGGGTATACTCAAGGGTGCCAACATTGTCGGCATCCATGTTATTGAATACTGTGGTACGTGTACCGAAAGCCATTAAGGATTAGCTCTGGTAACGTCCTTGACTACTTTAACTTTTCCAATAAGTAGAGTTTGAACATTGCCCGAATCATCAACTTGTTGAATATCATAGTTATAGGTTTTAGGGTCTAAGGGTCCTGTAAGGGTGCGGGACGCATTAAGATAAACAATTCCTACAGCAGCACTTGGCCCTATAGGAACAACAGAAACTTGAAGATCTCCCGGGTCGGGATCATCAATATTTGCTTTTAGAGTAAGGGTGTAAGTATAGTTTGTTACATCCGTAATAGTGCCGTCAGAGCTGATTACTAATTTAATAGTCCAATCGTCTCCGCGCACTAAAGGATTTAAATCTTTTGCTGTATATGACATAGTAGGTTCACGGTGCCTGGCCAATAATTATTAGCCTAGTAAAACATTTCATAGCAAATTATAGCAAGTGTCACCTACTATGTCAAGAACTATTTTTTGAAAGGTGAATCCCCTCAAAAGGAAGGTTACTGACAATTTTTAAAAGTCTAAAACATACTCCAAATTAGGTTTAAAAAATCCAGGTCCTTTTAGTACTTTTCCATCTTCTCTATAGATAGGTTTACCATCTTCCCCTAGTTTACTCATATTGCTAGCATGTACTTCTGCAAAACAACAGTCTAAATCAATACCAAAAGAATGCCCTGCTCCATATACAACATATAATAGATCTGTAAGAGCATCAGCAACTTCTACAATATCCATAGCATCCATAGCATCTTTAAACTCTTGTAACTCTTCAGCTATTAGTTCATATCTTAGCTTTTGAGTGTCTTCATCTGACATCTCAGGAATATCTTTTACTTCCTGCCCAAATACTTGCATAAAGTCTCCTACAAGTTCGAAATTAGTACCATTTGACATTGCTATTAGCTCCTTGTCTTTTTTTCTCTCTTTTGATTGCCGCTTTGTGAGATAGGTGTTTATTAACACTAGGTTTCTCATAGAACTCTTTTGATCTATAGTCCCAAACTATATCAGCGCTCTTTCTCTTAAATATCTTTAATGCTCTTTCAACATTATTATTTTTTACAGTAACTTTCAAATTATTCCTTAATTTTTCCCGTCTGTATAAAAAATATGAGTACCTATTTTATGAGTAATAGTCATATTCTTAGTCCAGACTGGAGCTTCTATATAATCAGCATGATACCACATAGCTCCGTCCGTTACATCCCATATTAAACGATTAGCGTAGAATAGCTTCCATGCTAGGGATAAAGCTTCTGAGTACGCATCATGGTCATTAATACTCTTACGTGATGGTTTTGAACAATACCATGTAAATTGGCACTTTCTTTTGCTTTTCTGAGTAACAACCCTACATATAGTATTAGGAAATCTATTAGATGCTACTCTATTAATAGTAACATATCCTACTGCTATTCTACCTTCTAAGCGTTGGTTTCTACTCTCAAAATAAATATTATTAGCTAAACAAAATATTTCATTTTTGTCGTTAGACGTCATGTAAACTTCTGCATTCACTGACTGGCTAGATATAGCTAATAGTACCGCTGTTATTGCTTTTTGAAAAACCATCCTCTATCCCTTAAATACTTGGCTTGTTTTACACAGGCATTGTATGTTCTGTCTGGAAAAAGCTCTTCCAATTCTAATCTGGAGCTTTGATGATACACTTTACTCAGCAGCTTTCGCTCATCATGAGTCCATGGTCTTTTTATATATTTTTTCATAGAAACCTGTATGAATATATTTAAAATGTAGTATAGAACATTTCACCTGAAAAGTCAAGAAGAATTTTTAGCTAACAAAAAATTTTTCTTGACTTTCACTTCATATTTATGTATAATAGTATAAATTCACAAGAACATATCTCGGAGATATAGTATGTTTTTCGGCGTCGACACAATTATTTTTGTTTTTTGCTTAATAGGCTGCGGGATTACTACGTGGAGCCTAGGGCATAGAGATGGGGTGGAAGATGCCGTTCAATATTTTATTGATAACGGAGTTATAGATGTGGATGAAGATATAGAAGACTGATATGTCTATAACTATCAAAATAATATAACTATTGAGTACCGAAAGGGCTCACGCCTAGCGAAAGCAGGCTAAGATCATAAAATGAGGAGACATTTATGACAAATTCAAGATTAGGTATGGCAGACTTAAACAAAGTATTGTTTGGTTTTGACCGTTTCATGAACAACACGGCACTGTTCCAAGAGAACTTTGATGGTACTTATCCTAGATTTAACATTTTATCAAATACTGAAAGTGGTAACAAAAGGATTGAGATTGCTGTGCCCGGATGGAATAAAGCGGATATCGAAATATTCCTTCACGAGGGTGTTCTAACTGTAGAGGGCAAAAAGAAGTTAGATACAAAAGAAGAATCTGAAACATATGTTTACAAGGGCTTAAGTGGTAAAGCGTTTAAAAGAGTCTTTGGCGTTCCTGAACACGTTCATGTAGTTTCCGCTTATTGTGAGCGGGGCCTGCTTTGCATTGATTTGCATGAAGAAGTCCCTGAAGCATTGCAACCGAAAAAAATTGCAATTACTTAGGAGAAACGTGTGAGAGATATTAACAAGGCTGATATGGTAGAGTTAATGGCAACGATCATAACTGTATTATTAGTTCCTGTTGGGTTAATAGGACTTATCTTTACGCCTTTAATGGCGTAAGATAGAGATGGGGGGCGTAAGTCCCCCTATTTTAAGGTGTGATAGTATGGCACTACAAATTTTAGGGGGCTTAATCTCCTCTGTAGCTGGACTAGGGAAAACCTATATAGAAGGCAAAAATGCTGTAAGCAAAGCTAAATCTGAAGCACAGGCGGCAGTAATAGTTAAAGCAGCAGAAAGTGAGGCAGACTGGGAAAAGATCATGGCAGAGAATAGTGGTCAATCTTGGAAAGATGAGTGGTTGACTCTTCTATTTAGTATTCCTTTAATTATGGCTTTTTTGCCAAGCATGGTTCCCTATGTAAAAGAAGGCTTTATAGTCTTAGAACAAATGCCTGACTGGTACCAGTATACTCTAAGTGTAATAGTTGCTGCTTCCTTCGGGGTAAGATCAGCAGTAGGGCTTATGAAGGTTAAGAAATAGATATGTATTACAACAATAAAGAATTAGAATTAGATAAAGATAAATTAGAAGCACAATTGAAGATTGATGAGGGAGTACGATATGAGGTCTATCTTGACCATCTTGGGTATCCTACTTTTGGTATTGGTCATCTTATTTGCGAAGATGATCCGGAATATGGCTACTCTGTTGGTACAAAAGTATCAGAAGAGCGCGTTGCGGAAGTATTTCGAAAAGACTTAGATTTAGTATTGGAAGATTGCAAGATACTATATAAAAATATTTGGGAAGGGTTCCCTTCAGAGGTAAAAGCAATTTGTGCTAATATGATGTTTAATCTAGGCCGTACTCGACTAACTAAATTTAATAACATGAGATTAGCACTCGCAGCGGGGTCATGGAAGCTCGCAGCTGTAGAGATGCAAGATAGTAAGTGGTACTACCAAGTAGGAGACCGTTCTAAAAGATTAGTAGCTCGAATGAATGGCGTATAATGTATTTATGCGTATGTAATAAAATAACTGAAAAAATGCTAGAAGAAAACTCTTCTTTAGCCCATAAAATAGGGAGTAAATGCGGAATATGTATAAAGGATCAAAAGATAATAACGGAACAAATAACGTATCTAAGGGAGCAGAGCAGTTAGATGCCTGTTACCAAGGGCTTTTCTATTGCCATATTCGCGAAGAGTTTCATAGGTGGCCCGAACATATTAGCTTTTACAAAAACAAAAGAATCTAGATAGGTAGAAGGAAGAACCCATGTTGCCTTGCCCTTTTTGTAGAAACCCTTTAGGTTTCTCACTTGATTTCATAATAAAAAATCCTATATCTGCCTGTCCGGGGTGTAAAACAGTATTCAACTTTGCTGTTGAAGATGATATCAAGAGTAAAATGAATAAGGCGCTGCATGAAATTGAAACCGTAAAAAAGCGTTACCAAGGTTTGGTAAAATTTAATTAAGGATATAAATGGCTAATATAGCAAACAAATTTGTCGGTCTTCCGATTGAGCAGTTGATTACTGCCCCAATTATCGGCATGGCAAAAGGGCAAGCACAACTCAACGATGTTACTTGGCAATACATTCAAGAAGTAGCATTTACAAAAGACGAAAAAACAGGCAAGACAGTAGCACGTTCTCTCGATGTAGAGATGAACCGAGTTATGACAGATGGTGACACTGGGGAGCAAGCAGTACAAACTTTGTACAGTAAAGTTCCAATGTTACCTTTGGTACCTCTGCCCTCCCTTGCAATCACATCAGCAGATATTAGTTTCATGATGGAAGTGCAAACTTCTAGTCAAGATACTAGTTCGGTTGATACAGAAAGTGAGATAAAAGCGTCTATTTCTGGCGGCTTCTGGGGGGCGAAGTATAAAGCTTCTATCTCTGGTAAAGTATCCACCAGTAAAGAAAGTATTCGAAAAACTGATAATACTGCAAAGTATGAAGTAGCCGTGCACGCGGAACAACTACCCCCTACTGAAGGTATGTTAAAATTATCTGATTACTTGACACAAATGCTTGAACCTTCTTTAATTCCACTGACGCAAGACCCTAACGGCGGCTAAACTACACTAAATTCTAGGATAAGAATATGTCAAAATTAAGTATTGAAGAGCTAGTTTCCGGACTGTTGGAAAGTGCGATGGTAGCCCAAAGCATTAGTCAACAGCAACATATCAATTCATTAAAAAATTACTTTAATGATGACGGTACCCCCAAAGTAGTCTCATTCCAAGTTGATGGTAGGCACATAGATTTCCCTCTTTATATTCTAGCAGATCATGGGTCTGTTGGACTAGATAAGTTAGATATTGAATTCGAAGCTAGGTTATTATTTGGCCAAAGTGGAGATGAAGTATCTCAAGTAAAGAAAGATGTTATGGGTTTATTCAAAGAAAAGGGAGATTCTTATAAGCATAATATTAAATCTATTACTGTAGACAGTTCAAAATCTGAAAATTCTGGTATTGCAAAAATTAAAGTACGTTTTAAAGCAGACGAGAGGCCGGAAGCTGTATCCCGGCTTCTCGATTTATACATTAATAGTTTAGAAGATCCTACAAAAAGATAAAAATAACATTAAGGAGAGGAAAAACATGGAATTGAATAAGTTGAAACAATTAGTAATTACTATGGAAGAATGTGGTGAATTAATTCGTGCCTGCTCCAAAGTGTTAAGACACGGGACTGAAGAGGACCCTAAGTATCTACAAAATCTTACTGAAGAAATAGCGGATGTTATCGCTATGACACGTATGCTTAGAACAGCTTACCATATAGATAGTAGTAACTTAGAAGATTTAGTTCAGAAAAGATTAACAAAAATGAAACAGCAGGGATATAACTAATGTTTAGTTTAGTCGTACTATTTTGGATTCTCATTCTAGCATTATGTTCTGGGTCTGTATATTTAGATAGAAGAGACGAAGAAAATCTTTGACATTTTAGTCAAAATCTTATATAATAACATTTCAACTAGCGGGAGTATACCAAAATTAATCTGTTTTATTTAGATGAAGACCTCGATCTTTGTGCCCAATATCATGTGGATAAACACGTAAATAAAATGATATTAGAAGCTGCACAGCTTATATGCACAAATCTATGGATAGACCATTTATTTGGTTTCGTACCCCGACCTATAACAAAAGAAGAAAACACAGTGCTGCAGACTACTCGCAAAGAGCAGAAAGAACTTCCTATGGAAGCACGTGTGTTCCCTTATCTTCCTACAATGCAAAACCACCCCTCAGCTGTATGGGTACGTTCTTCTTTAGAAAACTTCTATTGGACACATAACTATGCAAATGCATTAGGGAGCGAAGCCCATTATAGGTATGGCAGCAATCATAAGAGTTTAGAGATGATTAATAATCTTCCAGAGCCAAAAAATATGGAAGACAAGGGCTTTACTCAATTCGCCCTTGCAATGACAGAAGAATTGAAAGATTACGATAATCCTATAGATTCTTATAGAATGTTCTATATGTTAGACAAAGGTACTATGGCTGAGTGGAAATATAGAGACAAGCCCCATTGGTGGGACGAAGAATTATGTGATTATGAAAGTAGAATTAGTAGGAGATAAAAAGTGACACAAGTAAGTCTAGTAGGAATGACAACACCAAGTGCAAGTACAGGCTGCCATTCAGCGGCAGAGTTAATTGCTTACACTGCTAGGGTTAGTAACCCTAATAATCAAAATAATGCCAAAACAGCTAGCAAGCTTTTAGGGTACTTGATTAGAGAAGGCCACTGGTCTCCTTTTGAGATGGTAAGTGTAACTATGGAGATAGAGACGACTAGAGATATTGCAAGGCAGATTCTGCGTCATAGGTCGTTTTCTTTTCAAGAGTTTAGCCAAAGATACGCAGATCCTACCAAAGATCTAGACTTTAGCACTAGAGCTGCAAGGCTACAAGATACAAAAAACAGGCAAAATAGCATACCCTCAGACAATGATGGACTAGAGGTTGCATGGCATCAGATACAACGAGAGGTAATCAGAGCGTCTAGTGAGGCATATAAGTGGGCTATTGATAAAGGTATTGCCAAAGAGCAGGCAAGAGCTGTATTACCAGAAGGAAATACTATAAGCCGCCTATATATGAGCGGAACTCTTCGTTCTTGGATTCACTATTGTGATTTGAGACGTTCTCACGGTACCCAAAAAGAGCATACGGATGTCGCCAATATTGCCTGGGAGATATTAGGCGTACACTTTCCTGATATTATTAAAGCGGTGCAGGAGAATGAATACAATGTCTAATATAAAAAACAGAAGAACTACTGACTCTATTAATGGTTCATATGATAGACGGAAAAAGAACGAGTTTAGCTGGGAGGGTACAGACCACACATCCTCTATGCTCAACTTCTGCTATAAACTATGCACAACTACTATGGTTGTATTAATATTACTAATGGGATTACTTTTAATATTATGAGCGATGGAAAAAAGTTTGACTCAGAAAAACCCAGAATGTACCTACTACCTCCTAAAGCTACTATAGAAGTAGCGAATGTTTTGACTTTTGGAGCAAAAAAGTATGATGAACAAAACTGGAGAAAATTAGATAATCTACAAAATAGATATACTGGTGGTGCACTTCGGCACATATTTGCACATATTGATGGAGAAACTCAAGACGAGGATTCTGGGCACAGTCACTTAGCCCATGCAATATGCTGTCTATTATTTAAATTGGAGATAGAATTAGAAAATGGCAAGAGTTAAGAAAAAAGATTACGAGGATCTGACGGATACCAATATTCAGAAAGTTATAGGCTTAATGAACACGGAGACGGAGAAACCAATAACTAAAAAACAAGCGTGTGATATTCTAAATATAGCTTACAATACTACTAGGCTAGATAAAATTATATCAGAGTATCTAGACCATAAAGAGTATGTCCTAAGACGAAAAAGTGTTAATAAAGGTAAAAAAGCAACGGCTGGAGAAATTAATAGTGCTATTAGTGACTATTTAAGTGGAGATAGTATTTCTGTTATTGCTAAAAGTCTTTATAGGTCTTCTTCTTTTGTTAAGAATATTATAGAAAAGTCCGGAGTACCTCAACGCCCTAATAAGAGAGCTGAGCGATTACAGCCAATGTATCTGCCGGAGGAGTGTGTAGCCGACTCCTTTGTTAAAGGACAGATTGTTTGGTCCGCCAAATACTACAGTGCCGCTGAAGTACTAGAGGAAATTTCTGTAGACTATCAAGCTGAGAAGCTAGGCTACAATGATACAAACTATGAAGAGAAGTATTCAAGTAAGAGCTACTCTATCTACGTAATGAAACCTATGGCTACTAGTGATGAATTTTTAGTACAAGGACCAAGTATGGGCGGCTTCTATGCCTTTGCATTAGCCTGCGAATTAGGAAGTCTAGAACACCTTAAAGAACACGGAATTGATTTATCACGTATCTAAAAAAATCTCTTGACATTTATATAAAATTCTTCTATAATATATTTTTATGAAGTGAGGAAACCAGTGGGCGACCGATTTTATATGCAACAATTAGAAACTCTGGGCACTTGTCCAGGATATTATGGAAAACCAAAAAGGAAAAGACCAATGGCGTGGGATGACGACAAAAAAGCACAAGCAGTATCAATGTATGAAGAAGCTGCCCCTACCCCCGAAACCTCAGTAGAGATCGTAAAAGACATCGCTGATGAAATAGGAGAAACTGCAAATGGTGTAAGAATGATTCTTACCAAAGCAGGAGTCTATATCAAGAAAACCCCAGCTACTGGAGCATCTAAAGCTTCGTCTAGCACTGGTGGCACACGAGTATCAAAAGCAGCAGCTATTGAAGCTCTTAGTCAAGCACTAACTGATGCAGGACAAGAAGTAGATGAAGATGTTGTTAGTAAATTAACAGGTAAAGCGGCACAATTCTTTACTGGAGTTGTAACAGCCCTTAACACTTAATAGTTTTTCTCCAAAGCAGCCCTGAAGCCCCCGTCAGAAATGGCGGGAGGTTTCCCTATATTCAGTACGAAAA